CAAATAGATTTAAAGCCATATGGTAGTAATAATCAAAGAACTATTTAAATCTTATGTCCAACAAGGAATATAATACTTTGTTCCTGCTACATCAATTTCAAGCCATGCAGAAATAGTTGCAGTTCCAACCGCTGCTGGAGCTACATTAGAAATAGTAACATTTGCTGTCGCATTTGCTGTAAGAGCATCTACAATTTTTAATTTACCGTTGGTTATATCGAGCCTATCTCGAATAGCAACAGAATCAAAAACCTCAGGTGGCATTATGCTGCCCTCGCAATTGTGAATATAGATATTTGTTTTCCATTTGCAGTCGGTACAAGTATGATTGATTTAGTATCTGCTCCTGCTGTTGCAGCACCAGTATTTAATGTATCAAGTTCTGTAATTAGAGCCGCAGCTCCAATATCAA